TTCTTCATCTAACTCTATTTTTTTTGCAGAGAGCATCTCTGTTCCTTTGTGCAGTGATTTAGGTTCACAGTTACCTTGCAGGCTTTATGCCTGAAAAACTTCTTATTTTAAATATACACAACTATTGACAAGTTGGGAAGAGTTAATCTTCAATATATTTTTTTTCATCTTCTTGCAACATTTCTCTTGCTGACACCAAACCCTCGATTTTTCCAACAAGTCTTTGGTATTCCTCGAAATTAGTAGCTCTGCCGGATGCCAAATGATAAGAGATAACATCTATTTCCTCATTTATTTTTTTTATTAAGTGCGTATAAATAGTGTCATTTCTACTCATTTGTTAATTCTTTTGCAACGTCCATTGCTATTTTTGTGCCTTCCGTAATAGCTTGATTTTGCATCTTCTTAGATTGAATTTCAACGTCTGAATTATTCTTTGCAAGGGTGACACCAAGTCTCGCACCTTCTCTTTTGTTTTCAGAGTCCAATCTTTCGGTTTGATTTTTATCATTGATCATTGCTTTCTGAGCATCAAGTTCCAATCTTGCTATGTCCATTTGCTTTTTATGTTCAAGCTCTTGTTCTTTTATAGCAAGTTCTCTTTGTTGTATTTGAGTTAATGGATCTTGTTGCTGTCTCTGCGCCTCTACTTGTTGAGCTTCGGCTGTGTTTGATTTTAATAATTTTTCTGCTGCTTCTGCAGTAAGCCTTGATAATTCTTCTTCAGCATCTTCAGGCAATGGCTTTTCTTCATTAGGCATAGATATGCCAAGATTTTTTTCTATCTCTTTCCTGTATTGAAAAGCAACGTGTTCTGTTATGTGAGCTGATAAAGCGGCTTGTATTACTGCTGCGAAAGGAGACTGACCAACAATCTCTTTTAATTTTGGATCGTTTGCTGCAGCCATGTGAACTCTCATATGAGCTTCATGATCTTGATACTTAAATGCTTTTACTGGCTCTTGTTTTAACATTGCCATATTTTCTGTTACAGGATCAGAAGGCTTTATATCTTCTGGTAATTTTATTATTGAGCTTGGATCTTGTATACCAAGAACTTCTAGCATCTGTCTGTGAAGTTTTCCCATGTCATATAACTGAGGAGCTTGTTGAGCTAGTTGAAGAGCGGCTTGATATTGCATCACTCTTTGTGACATGGTTGCTGCATTTGGATCAGAAACAGGAATTACATCTATCCTGTCATCAAAATCTTTTGATCTGGAGAAGTCCCCCTCTGTGTCATATAAATATTGATCATCCATGTACTCATTAATTATTTTAGCAAGAAGTCTTAATTCTTTTTTTAATGCAGCATGAAGCCTAGCTTGAACTCCAGACATAACTTTCATAGATCTTTCCATTAAAGCTAAAGTTGTTCCAACTGGTGCTTGGGCGTTGATGTCCCCAACCTGTATATCGGCTACCGATCCTATTCTTCTTCCTTCGTCAACAATGTTTCCGAGTAATTGATACAATACCGATGACGGTTCTTTGTAAGGAATAAAAGTAATAGCATCACGGATTGCACCACCCGGGACATCAACGTCACGGAACTCACCCGGCATGAGAGGCGAATCATCACCTTTGATACGAAGACCCCTAGCTTTAAGGCCAGCTGGCAAATTCGACAGCGTACCAGCATCAATAAGTTGTCTGAGGATTGAGGTTGCACTTTTGGCAAGTCCTCCGATGAGGTGTATAAGTCCTGTACCGTAAAAGCCCAACCCGGGAAGATACCTGTAATGGACGAAGTATTGTCTTTTCTTTTTCTTTTTGTCATCTTCGTAATAGTTCCTTCTTATGGATAATATCTCTCTTGATGACTTATCTATAGTTACAACGTATGGCCTAGCTATACCATCCTCTTCTTCAAAAGGTTCTGGCAATTCCATGTCAACGTGCATCTCTAAAAGAGTGTGTCTATCATCATCTTCTATTGTAGCTGTTTCTCCATCCAAATCATCATATTTTTCTTGTATATCTGAGTAATCAGGCTCTGGTTCAGGAAGATCTATGTCACGATAGAATCCATTATTTTGTAATTTTAATATATCATTAGCTGATTTTTTCATAACATGAGTGTATCTTTCACATGTCATAAGATCTGACGCTCCATAGGAAACCACAAAGTCTTCTGCAGGCACAAACATTGCACAAGGTCTTTCCATTATTGGGTCGTAATAAACTTTTTTAAAGGCTGATCCTGCAAGAGGTAACTTGAAAAGCATCTGCTCAGTCTCATCTCTGTATTCTGTCATCTCCTCTGTAAGAAGATAATTCATTTCATTCTCAACTCGTTTTGCTTGTTCTGTTTTTTCAACAGATAGCTTGCCAAGTATCTTTGTTCTTACAGGCCCTGATGCTGGATAGATTTCTCCCATAGCTTGAGCTTGAAACCTTACTATTGATTCTGTAAGTATTGGGTGGAAAACACCAGAAGCTCCAGCCCACGGCTGTTGTCTTTCTTCAATCTTCATTCCTAAAAGATCTAAGCCCTTAACATAACTCTTTGCCCATTCACTTCTTGATTGCCTATCAGAATCAAAGTTTCCCATCAATTCACTTGCCATAGACTGCAGATCACCTTCATCTATTTGATCCGCTAAATTTTCATCAAAGCCTTGATTCATTATATCTTCTACTTGTTCTCCAGTAAAATCTATAATCATACCGCCATCTTCTGTTTCAACTGATACAGATTCTGGATTAACTATTTCAATGTCTATCTCAGTGGATGCTATTTCATCCTCATCTCTAATCATTGGTGTCATTGGTTTTTCAATAGCCATGTTTCAATTTTCCCTAATAATATTCAACTGGTCTTCTGTATTTTGGTTCATCGTCCCAATCATCCATAGTTGTTCTAATCCAACCGCCTTGTCGGAATCTTAACAGCGCTTGCGTAGTTGAGTCAACCAAGTCATCATGGTCCCCTGCTGGAAACGCTGCACATTCTTCTATAACTTCTTCTGCCCATCTTGTTGGTGGATGCCAAACAACACCACTAGCAAACAAATCTGTTACGCCATTAACTCTTGCTATCTTATCTTGTCCACGGCTTGGTGTAAACTCTGTAACTGGTATTCCCATAGCTCTAAGTTCAAAAATAAGGGGCGAGCCTGCAGCTTTTGCCTCCACAATCATTTGATCTGGTTCAAATTCCCAGTATTTATCGTATGCGGCACGCTTTAATTCTGGAAACTCTAGTTTTTCCTTGTATGCATCAAGTAATATTAAGTTTGGTTGCATAACTCCCTCAAGATTAGGCTCATGAAACACTCCCCACGTTGTACAAGCACTATAATCGGCTCTTTGCGTTTTTAAGAAGGCTGTGTCCCATGATTGGATTATTGAATCACATGGTGGTAAATCTGTTTTAGTCCATTCCTGCCACCATTCACGCTTGATTAATGCCCCTTCTTCCGATGTAGGGTCCTGTTGGTACTGTGCGTTCCATTTTGCCACTGGTAATTCAGCTTTTAGAGCATCTAATTCCTTACCGCTCCAAAACTCCGGCCATAACGGCTTGCCTGATGGCATAATTGCAGGTAATTGGATAACTTCCCACTCATTAGAGCCTTCTCGTTCTGTTGATTTAGTAATAATCTGCCCTGTTAGATCTTTTTTAGACCATCTTGTCATCACAAGTATGATTGCCCCACCCGGCTGCAGTCTCTGACGAGGTCCAGATGTGTACCATTCGTAAACTTTGTTATAAACATCAGGGTTATATTCACCCATTGTAGCTTCTTGCTCTGAATGAGGATCATCAATGATAAGAATATCAGCACCTTTACCTGTCACTGCCCCTCCAACACCTATAGCAAAGTAATCTCCACGTTTGTTAGTGTTCCATCTACCTGCCGCTTTACTGTCTGTAGATAATTCTATGCCCGGAAACACAGATTGGAAATCTTCGTTCTGTATTAAGTTACGAACCTTTCTACCAAAGCCAACTGAGAGCTCTGCAGTGTGTGCTGTCTGAATAACTTTCTTATCTGGATACATTCCCAAAAACCATGCAGGAAATAAATAACTGGCAAACTCTGATTTAGTATGACGGGGTGGCATATTGATTATTAATCTTTTTAATTCACCACGGGCAACACGCTCGAAAGCTTCTGCCATAATCTTATGATGTCTACCAAGTATAAAGCCCGGCCACATAGCTCTAACAAAAGGAAGAAACTCTTTTCTAGCTTCCTCTTTTGTTTTTGCTGCTTCCAGCTCTTCTATTAAATCTAATATCTCTTTTTGTTTATCAGGGGAAAAGCTACTTAAATTCTTAGAAGCTGTTTTTAAAATATTTGAAATGTCACTCATTGTCGATGACCTCATCAGCAGGTCGGCTCTCCACGATCTTTCTTGCTAGGTCTAACATCCAAAGGCAACAGACTGTGCTAACAGAAGAAACTATATGAAGAGACTTGCCACCATCCCCATCATCGCCCCATCCTATAACTAAAGATTCTTCTATTTCAGAATAGTCATCTTCAAGGTCTTCGTAAGAGATATTATCTTTTCTGTAGTCGTCTAACTTTATTACGTTATTTGACAAATGAATTTCCCAACTAGTTATAAAAT